TGGTCAATTCTAGTTTGACTGGTTCTAGCATCGGTAAATACACTAGCTCCCATTTGTTCAGGTTTTTCCTCTGCAATGGGAGTTACTTTTTCTGGAGTCATAGCAAACTCTTTTGGAGCAAGATTTGCACCTTTATCAAGTGCTTTAATTGCTTCCTCTTCAGTCATTCCTTTTTCTTCTAGTGCAAGAATCTGAGCTTCTCTCTTCTTCGCAGACTCAAGTTTTCCAGAACCAATCTTATCCTTTATAAACTTTTCAGTTGCTACTGCAAGGTCATCTCCAAAGGTTACCTCTTCAATAGGAGTAAATGCAGTTATCTTCTTTCCAAATAATTCAAATTCTGCAAACTTGTTTATCTGTCCAATACCAAAGTTTACTACGTCCTGAATTAATTTAATAGTATCAATGAATATGAATTGAATCAGTCCGTTTATTGCTCCTGCAAGACCATCCAACAATCTTTCAGACAGTGTTCTTTCATCACCTTTCTTTGCAGAGAATCCATCCCAGAATCCAGTAACAGCTTCAACAAACCCCATAATCCAACCGATAGGTGCAAATATTTTACCTATCCATCGTATTCCTGTTCCAAAGAATTTTGTAATACTTTTGAATATGGAACTTTCTGTCACTGATGTAACAAGACCAGTAATCTTTCCAAACAACCCACCGATAGAACCAAACAATCGACTTATACCACTGGCACCTTTTGCTCCCTCACCAGCTGCATCCGTAAAAGTAAAGAAACCTTTAAATTTGGTAGTCCACTCTGATAGTTTGGTTGATAGAGTTGATATAGAACTTTCAGGACCAAAGAAGTTGTTTATCTTATTAAAGATATTTTGAATAGAACTGTTCTTACCAAAGAAATCTCCTGCAACTTCTGATATCGATGCAAACCCTTTGGCTACTTTTCCATCTGCTCCGAATATTCCTTTTAGGAAATCAAAAAATCCTCTTATTTTACTTTTCTCTCCAGTAAAGTCTTCTGCCACTTCTTTAACAGAAACAAGACCTTTTGCTATCTTTCCTTCTCCACCAAATATTCCACTAACGAATGTAAAGAGTTTCCTCAATGCACCATTCTCTCCAAAAAATAATACATCACCTAAACTATCAAAGAACTTTACTGCCTTTTGTACCCTCACATTAAAGATATCGTCAACCTTGGTCCAAATTTTTCTGATTTGACTATTTTCACCAAAGATGTTTATCTTTTCTCCAAGTCCGTCAAAATAATTTGTTACAGATCTAACTTTAGTATCAAATATGTCAGTAACTTTATTCCAAAGTTTTCTGATGGGACTTTCCTCTGTCCATAGAATAGATTTTGCCCAATTACCTACAGTTTTTCCTAAAGCTGCAATAAGTCCATCTGCACCAAATACTACCTTGAATGCATTCCATAAGATATAGGAAGCTCCTTTAGTTATATCGAATATTGCACTTGTTGCCCATGTTCCTATGATTTTACCTAAATCTGCAATAAGACCAACTGCACCAAAGACCTTTCTGAAAGCTCTCCATAATTTTTTAGTTGCTCCTTCTTCTCCAAAAAGAGCACTTTTTGCCCAGGTTCCAACTGATGTTGCTAATGTTGCAACCAATCCACCAGCTGCAAACAATGCTTTCAGACCATTCCATAATAACCATACTGGACCTTTTCCTGTGACCAACCATTCTGCTGTTTTCCATATAGCTGCAGCTGCACCAAGTCTCGCAACTGCATCAATCCATCCTTGGTATTTTTCTAAGAATTCTTCGTATGCAGTTCTAGCCTTTGCTAGAAGTTCTCTTGGATCTCTTTCAGAGAGATATTGTAGAAGTTTGAATAGACCAAATAATAAACCACCTTTAACTAAAAGACTGAGGATGTCCTTTGCAAAATCAGCGGCCTTTTGTGCGACATTTGCGACAGCTTTGGATGGGTCTAATTTACTAGCATTTCTCAGTGCAGCTTTTGCAGCATCATCAGCTTCTTTAGCACGTTTTAACGAGTAACTTTTTGCAAAGTTGTAATATTCATTAGCCTTTCCTAAAAACGTATTAGTTCCAGATAATAAACGTGTAATGAGACTATTTCCCTTTTCTTCTTTATCTGCATTATTTTTACCCTGAGCATTGGCGGCCTTTTGGAGTTCGTTAGCTCTCCTCGCTTCGTCAACGACCTGTTTTATGGTTTTTCCACCTTCATTTGAAATGTTATTTTGTTCTTGCATTAATGCCGTAAGAGCTGTCAACCCTGGGCTCATTTCCTCAGCCATCTTTAACCTTTAATCTTTTTGTTATACTCTCTGGTTCTCTCATTTTCTTCTTCTACCCAACGAGATAGTTTATATACGTAAATGTCCCTCTCCCACGGCAACATATTTTCAACTTCAGATAAACTCCATTTATGATGATGAATCAATGCAAAATTATAATCAAAATAAGCCTGTAAATTTATGTGCGAGAGGGCGATTAGAAAAAAGAGTTTATACCCTCAAGCTCTACTGTAGACTTTTTCTTTGTCTTTGGATTTACGACCTCAACATCATGTTTCAATTTAGGCATGGTGTCAAAGAATTTTTGAATCTTCTCAAACTGGTCATGAGTTAAACTGTTCAAGAAATCCATTTTTTCTTTTTGTGTGTAATCCAAACAGTCATATATTTCTTCACCATAATAGATTTGATACATACAGTCACATATCAAATCAAACATTGCTTCAATGTTGTCTTTTCCTTGGCCCTGAGTCATCATACCCATATGTGGGTAGGCCATCAATAAACTAATTTCATCATTCAGTTTTATTTGAGCAGAATGTTCTTCTGAAATCTCTACGTTTATCTTTGTCAAGTCAACTTGAATATCTACTTGTGTCTTTCCATCATCTGGACAAGTAACTTTCAAATCTGCAATCTCACCAACCGATTTAGCTCTAATATTGATAAAAATGTACTCCATGTCAAATAGAGGCATTCTTTCAATGTCGAGTTGTCCAAAACAACAGTTTTCAATCAGTCTTCTGATTGCATCATATGTTGCAGTTTGATCTCCTGTTTGTTGTGCAATTAGTAATAACTTTTCTTCTTGTACAAGAAAAGGTCTAAACTTTATTTCCTCATCAGTTGAGGGTATAGTCAGCCGATATTCCGGCGTATTAATCTTTGGTAATGACATAATATTTTCACCTTGTTAATGTTAATTATCCAAATAATACTGAAGCCCTTGACGCTGGACTTGTAGTAACTGCTTGATTTATTGCTCCTGTTAATGGACCAGATAGTTCTGGTGGTAAATCTTCAATAAATGGAAACCCATCTTTTTCATTTCTGAACTCTCCAACTGAGAGATTAACCTTACCTCTGCCTGGTACAGTAAGATCTCCAAGTTTGAATGGATTCCATCTAGTATATGCCCACGTTACGTCAAACGTAGCGATTTGGTCTGTCATGTCGTGACCTAATGCAATTTCTCCAACCTCTTGAGGCCAACATTCAAATACCTTGACTCCATAAGTTTCTGTAAATGATGGAGTTTGAATTGGGTTGTTTGGTTTGTCACTTGGAGGATTTGGAACCCCTGTAACCTCATTGAACTTTTTAGTAAAACTTTTTATTCCACCTTGAACATCAGCTGCGAGTTCTTGAAATTTATTTTTCTTTTTACCTTCATTATTAGCTGAAACAGGAGTCATTTCTTTTCCCACAACTGTAGACCTAGTAAACACTTCAAACTCTGAAATATATTCTTTATAATAATTAAAGTTTCCTGTTATATCATTGTATATGAGTTTTTGCCATGCATCAAAGAATGTTTTAATATGCATTGCACCATCACAATAGAACGTAGTAGATAATGTTCCATATTGTATTGATTGTGGATATGGATATGCAGGACCATAATTTCTGTAAAGACCGATGTTTATAGCTTTAGATGGAATGGAAACCTTACTGCAATATAAGTCTAATTTTGTATCAGTCCTTCTAGCTTGTGATACATCCATTCCATTATCATATTGAGTAGAGGCCGCTACTTTTGCTTTGTTAAAAACAGCACGAATACTTTGTTCTCCACCAAAAGAATGTGACCTGTTTAGTATATGGGATTGATGTTCCAATCCATTTGGTTTTACTTTTGAAATTCCTATTGATGAATTTGGGTCATCTATTCCTCTAGGACAACCAAAACGAACTTTAAAATTAACAGGCATTTGAAAACCCTCACCACGACCCACAATGGACCTTATGAGGTCAATTTCACCACCTTTAGATTTTACTCTGGTATCTTTTTTCTCATCAAGAATTCCTAGTTGTCTAAGAATTCCTCTACCTCTTTGTTGGGATAGACCAGTTCGTACATCAAACTTTCCTACTTTTACTCCACCTCTAAAAACTGCCATATTTCCTCAGTATTGTGACTTTGACCATTTCCATACTGTAGATGCACTTGCCTTTTCAAATTGTTGTATTGGAAGTGCAGCTGCATACGCCCAATCTTCTCCACTGATACCATAGAATCCTTTACTTCTCACTTGTCCGTACAAGTATCTTTTAATACATGGTATCGCTGGTTTAAAATTAGATATGACGTTAAATGTCAATCTTCCTAATTTAAAATCTGCATCTAGATTACCACTACCACCTTGCGCCTTTATTAATCTTAACAACAAGTCAGTCCTTGCATTAGGTGGTAGATAATGTAGATTAATTCCGTAGAATCCACCTTTTGCATAATCAAAAGGTATGACCAAAGGATAAACATCGTACCAAGGTAACTTCTTTTCCCACTTTGGATCATACATGAACAGATACATTCTACCGATGGATGGTAATCTTATCACACCAGTATTTCTATCTGTCATCAATTCACGGCGACTGTCACTTGGAGGTTTAGAACCTCTTCTAACTCTATTGATTATACCTTTTAACCAATTCATTGCCTTTCTTCCCTTTGCTTTCACAGAGGATAGAAAATTAGTCGCTACATTATCGGCCATAATATGAATATTTATGAGGATTTATGTGGTCTTCGGTCATTACAAGAAATTTCCAACCATGTCTTTCGCAGAGTGCATTTGCAGCTTTCCATTTTGCTTGGTTTCTGCCCCACTCATGCGTTTCGTAAATAAATCTCTTTGTAACTCTTGATGGTTTCTTTGGAGGTCTTGTATACTTTTTTGGTTTGATTTCTATGATAAACTTTTCATTATTTGATGTTTTGATATAGAAATCTGGAAAATATCGGTGTCTCTTTCCATCAACTGGTGAGACATATGGTATGATTATTTCTTCTGAACCCCATTCAAGAATGTCAGGATTTGTATCACAATAAACCATAAATTTACGTTCCCAAAGGGACCGATATACGATATTGTTTATGTCTCCCCGATACTTCTTTCGGTTACTTGGTCTGAACTTTCCTTTATATGACATAAATACTTTTATCTATAGGAATACTTATGCAAAGTTTTATACAAAATAAATTGAAACAGGCTCTTGGTTTAGAAACTAAGAGTGAACCGAAAAATAAAAATCCATCAAGAGATGTTCAGGGTGCAAACGACCCTCTGGCTCATATGAAAATTAACGATAAGTGGAGTTATACCACTTTGGAGTACCCAGAGGATTTACAAAGAAGGTCAGACCTTGGACACTATATGTTGTTTTATATTAATGTACCAGTTCAATCAAAATATCAAGCCGGACAACATGGAGCAAAACATTATGAGGTTGGAAAGGCGATGGAAAAACAAGAAACTACTAAACCCAAACCAAATCCTAGAGATATTTACAGTTTTAGTAAAGTTCCAGCACCAAATCCTGCAGCTGCATTAGAACAAAGTTTATTGGGTAAAAGTAGTTCAGCTGCACAAGAAAACAATGGTTTGCCTGGACAAAAAGGAAAAGTTGTTCAACGAACACATCATCAAGGAACCATTGCATCTAAGATTAAACAACAAAGATTAACCAGAACTAATAGTGCAATTGCACTTTATATGCCTCCACAAATTCAAGCTAATTACTTATCTGCATACAAAGAATCTGAGATGGGTGCTATTGTTGGTATGGGTGCAGAAGCATTTCAAGAAGCGAAGGCAGAAGCATTAGGTTTAGGAGCAAATACAGGAGGAATTGAGTCTTTTAAAAATATAATGCAAATGGG